GTACAATCTAAAATCAGCGAAGGTTTCCCAGTATTAGGTGAATGTGACCATCCGCCAGAATTAACTGTCAATGTAGACAGAGTATCACATATTATTGAGAATATGTGGATGGATGGGCCGAACGGATATGGTAAACTTAAAATTGTTCCTACACCCATGGGTAACATTATCAGAACATTAATCGAATCAGGTGCCACGCTAGGTGTCTCATCTCGTGGTTCAGGTGAAGTTGGTCACGATGGGAATGTGAAGAATTTTGAGATTGTCACTGTAGACATCGTAGCACAACCAAGTGCTCCAGATGCCTACCCGAAGGCAATCTACGAAGGTTTAATGAACATGCGTGGTGGTTACCAAACTTGGCAACTAGCACAGAATGTACAAACAGACAAGGTCGCTCAAAAATACTTGTCAGAACAAATCGTTAAGTTCATTAATGAACTTAAACTATAACAGGAGAAGCAACAATGGCAACAGAAATCCTTGCTAATCTTTTAGAGTCAGGTGCCCTATCCGAAGAGGCTGGCGCACAAATTAAAGAGGCTCTTGAGACAAAACTAAATGAAGCAAGAGAGGAGATTACAGCCGAGTTGCGTGAGGAGTTCGCACAAAAGTTTGAACACGACAAATCAGTGATTGTAGAAGCTATGGATAACATGCTTAATACATCAATTAAAGCTGAAATGGCAGAGTTTAAAACAGACCGTGAACAACTTATCGCAGAACGAGTTGCATATAAGAAAGCAATTTCTGAACATGCAAAACTCCTTGAAAAATTCATTACTTCTCGTTTAGCGACCGAAGTTAAAGAACTACAGGCAGACAGGGCTAAAGTTAACGAAAATCTACAGGAAACTAAGAAATTCGTTGTTAAACAACTAAGCCGTGAACTATCTGAGTTCCATAATGATAAACGTGAATTAGTTAACACTAAAGTACGTTTGGTAGCAGAAGGCAAAAATATTCTTAACAAGACTAAAGAATCGTTTATTAAACGTTCAGCGGAACTTGTTGAAAATACAATTAAGAATTCTTTACGTTCAGAAATGAAAGCGTTAAAAGAAGATATCGTACAAGCTAAAGAAAATGAGTTTGGACGTAAGGTCTTTGAAGCGTTCTCAGGCGAATTTATGGCTTCACAATTAAATGAAGGCACAGAAGTAGCTAAAGTGAACAAGAAACTTAACGAATCTGCTAACAAGGTTGCAGAACTTGAAAAAGTGATAGCTGATAAAGATGCGGACATTGAAGGCGCTAAGAAAACTCAACGTATACTAGAAGACAAGATGAACAGAAAAGAAGTTCTATCTGGTTTACTAGCACCGTTAGGTAAAGAAAAAGCAACAGTAATGTCTGATTTATTAGAGTCAGTAAAAACTTCAAATCTACAAACAGCATTTAAAAAATATCTACCAGCTGTTTTGGATGAGAAAAACGTTTCTACAAAAGAAACAAAAACATTAACAGAAGGCAAAGTGACTGAAAGAACTGGTGACCGTGGGGTAGCAACACACGTAGAACCACAGTCGTCAGGAAGCGATGCCGAAATAATTCAGCTTAAGAAATTGGCTGGATTGAATTAACCAGGATAATATCAGGAGAATAAAAGATGGAAAATCTTTTTGAAGGAAATAACTGGGACGGTACACGTGATGCACTACTAGAAGGTCTAGAAGGCACAAAACGTGATACAATGTCCGCAGTTTTAGAAAACACTAAAGTAGCACTTAATGAAAGTGCAACTGCTGGTGCAACACAGGCTGGTAACATCGCTACTCTTAACAAAGTGATCCTACCAGTTATCCGTCGTGTAATGCCAACAGTAATTGCAAACGAAATCATCGGCGTACAGCCAATGACAGGCCCAGTAGGCCAAATTCACACTCTAAGAGTACGTTACGCAGAAGCAAAAGCTGGCGTGGCGGCAGGTGATGAAGCACTAAGCCCATTTGATATTGCTAACGCATATTCAGGTGACGCGGCAGGGGCTCCGGCTTCTACAGCATCACTAGAAGGTGAAGCAGGATCAAAAATGTCAATTCAAGTTCTAAAGCAAACAGTTGAAGCGAAAACTCGTAAACTGTCTGCACGTTGGACTTTCGAAGCGGCACAAGACGCTAACTCAATGCACGGTTTAGATATCGAAGCTGAAATCATGGCGGCATTAGCAATGGAAATCACTGCTGAAATCGACCAAGAAATTCTAGGTTCACTATCTAACTTAGCATCTACTGGCGCTACATATGACATGTCAGCATCATTCACAGGTACACCAACGTTTATCGGTGACAGACATGCCGTACTTGCGACATTAATCAACCAACAAGCTAACCTAGTAGCACAGCGTACAAGACGTGGCGCGGCTAACTGGGCAGTTATCTCACCATCAGCACTAACAGTTCTACAATCTGCAACTACATCAGCATTTGCACGTACAACTGAAGGTACTTTTGAAGCACCAACTAATACTAAGTTCGTAGGTACTCTAAACAGTACTATGAGAGTATATGTAAACACATATGCATCAAACGATGACGTATTACTAGGCTACAAAGGTCAAGGCGAAATCGATGCGGCGGCGTTCTATTGCCCATACGTACCGTTAATGTCATCAGGCGTTGTGGTAGATCCAAGTTCATTCGAACCAGTAGTGTCATTTATGACTCGTTACGGTTATGTTGAACTAACAAACACTGCATCATCTCTAGGTAATGCGGCAGACTACGTTTCTAAAATCGCAGTCTCAAATCTAGCATTCGTATAATTTTTTATACAAATTAGATTACAAGAAAGCCGGGATTTATTCCCGGCTTTTTTTATGGCTAAAAAACCATGAATTCTGATAAATACAATTAGATAAGAAACCTAATCGTTTGAGAGAGAATTCATATGGCAGAGCAAATTAAATTCGGTGACAGATTATTTCTAAAAGGTGAAAAACTGATTTTAGATTCTGTTGCAAACGCAGTAATTAAACCTAAAAATGGTGTACTAGAAATTGATGGTGATTTACGTGTATTAGGAGCCACAACTACAGTAGATTCAGAAACAGTAAGTGTTGCTGATCCATTTATGCTATTGAATGGAGACTTAACAGGTTCTGCTACCGAAGATGTTGGTATTGAGATTAATAGAGGAACAGATGACAACAAGAAGTTTGGTTGGGACGAAACCTCTGGTAAATTTTCAACGTTCAGTGATGATTTTAAAACAGGCGCTATTGAAGGAACTGATATTGCACTTACGGGTGCATTAGTAGGTGATATAAATTCAGAAAACGGTGATGTAATAATTGATGTAACTGGAAACGGCACAGTAGATATTAACTCGGGTAATATTGATGGCACTGTTATTGGTGCAACTGCACCAGCACAAGCAACATTCACTACTATAACTGGTGATGGTACTGCGATTACAAATGTTCTAACAAATTATGATACAGATGATTTGACTGAAGGTACAAATCTTTATTATACAGATGCAAGAGCAAGAGCGGCTATCAGTATGAATGCTGGTAGTGAATTGACGTATGATCCAGCAACTGGTGTAATATCTTTTTCAGGAAATTATTACCAAGATTCAGATGCTAGACAGGCAATCAGTGTAACAGGTAATGAAATAGGTTATGACAATACAACTGGTGTTATTAGTTATGATGCTCCTACAGACTTTGGTCTATTGACAGACACAACTGTTATTTCAGGAAGCACTGGAGGCTCAACAGGCACTAGTCTACCGACTAATGTTGGTTCTTTTTACAATGATGCAGGGTATGTCACACAGAGTTATCAAGGCTTTGCCGCAGATTGGCAAGCAGATGATGTTACAAATTTGAATGCGGCAAATACGTATACAGAAGGCCGTATAAATGATGTGGTAGATGTTGCACCAAATCAATTAAACACATTAAAAAAGATAGCGGCATCAATAAACAATGATGATGATTACAACGGAACACTGCAAACACAGATAAGCACGTTAGCAGTAGCAAGTAATTTGGCAACAGTGGCTACATCGGGTAGTTATAATAATTTAATAGATAAACCGAATGTCCCTACAGCTATAAGTGATTTACCAAATGATAGCGGTTATTTGACTTCCGGAGATTTACCAACGAACCATATGGTAAATGATGCCAATAATACAGTAGCAGGCTCTATAACACCATTAACTGATGCAACATATAGTTTGGGCAGTCCATCAAAAAGATGGGAATTTGTTCACGGCGAAACGATTGAAGCCACTTATGCCGACCTTGCAGAACGTTACGAAGCTGATGCTATTTACGAACCAGGAACTGTCCTTATATTTGGCGGAGATAAAGAAGTCACTAAGACCGATGTGCCCGCAGATTACAGAGTGGCAGGCGTTGTAAGTACTAATCCAGCTTATAGAATGAATGCAGAAGCAGGCACAGATGATACACACCCTTACATTGCATTGCGTGGTAGAGTACCATGTCAAGTAATTGGACCAGTTAAAAAAGGTGATTTAATGGTAACGTCTAGTGTCAAAGGTCATGCAAAAAGTGTTGCTGGTGTTGATATGGGACGTGCAGTTTTTGCCAAATCCTTAACGACGGAGTCCTCTGAAGGCTCTAAAATTATTGAAGTAGTAATACTTTAATAATTAAATACATACAGTCAAATATCCACTATCTTAGATAAATAAGAGTAGATTACACTTAACCCAATTCAGTGTAGTTTATAATAAATCGATTTTTTATAGACGGGAGAATATAATATGGCGGCATATGCAATACAGTTCCGTCGTGGTACAACGACACAACACTCATCATTTACTGGCCTAGTAGGTGAAGTTACGGTCGATACAGACAAGAAAACTCTTGTAGTACACGATGGCGCAACAACTGGCGGTTACCCACTTATGAGAGAAGGCGGAACGTCTTCTTCTACTACTGGTGCATTTACAAGTAATGTAACAGTTGGCGGTACACTAGCAGTAACAAATACAGCTACATTCTCAGCAGGCGTAAATGTCACAGGTAATTCAGAATACACCGGTGATATCCTACCTGGTACGGATGATACATACGACTTAGGCTCAACAACAAAAAGATGGCGTGACCTTTACTTAGGGCCAGGATCACTATACATCAACAACAAAAAGATTCTAGAAGACGATAGTGGCACTATCACAGTTAAAACGGACGCTAACGAAACGTTGAAACTGATGACTACTGGTACTGGTACTTTGCAAATTGAATCAAGCAACGGAATTCAGTTTACAGGTGAACTTAAGACTTCATCTGGTGATATTCAAGTGGGTGACCACATTGACATGAATTCAAATGTTATCAAAGAAGTTGGAACTCCAACAACTGGAAGTGACGCGGCGAACAAGACTTATGTTGATAATGCAATAAGCACAGGCATTGGTTCAGGTTCAAACGCTGTTTCAGGTACAACTGGTACTTTCTCAAGCAACGTAACAGTTACAGGTAACTTAACAGTTAATGGTACAACAACTACAATCAATACATCACAAATTGACTTAGCAGATAATATTCTACTATTAAATTCAGATGCAACTGGTACAGCATCAATTTCAGGCGGTATCGAAATTGAACGTGGTGATGACCTAAACGTACAACTATTATGGGACGAAACTAACGACCGTTGGTCAATCGGCGCAGAAGATTTTTATTCTTCTGGTGACGTAACAGCGGCAACATTTATTGGTGACGTAACAGGTGACGTAACAGGTGATGTAACAGGTACAGTATCTAGCATTTCAAATCACTCAACAACTAACTTGTCTGAAGGTTCAAATCAGTATTTCACTGATGCAAGAGCAAGAGCGGCAATTTCAGTTTCAGGTGACTTGACATATAATTCATCAACTGGTGTTATCTCAACACAAGGTTTAGCATCAAGCGACACAGATGATTTAGCAGAAGGTACAACTAACCTTTATTATACTAACGCACGTTTTGATACAAGATTAGGCACTAAAGATACAGACGATGTATCTGAAGGTTCAACTAATCTTTATTACACAGACGCACGTTGGGATACAAGATTATCAACTAAGAATACTGATAATTTAGCAGAAGGTTCAACTAATCTGTACTTTACAGATGCGAGAGCAGATGCAAGAGTTGCCGCGGCAACTGGTGCTAACTTAAACTTATCCGCTTCTGATACAGATGATTTGACTGAAGGTACAAATAACAAATACCATACAGATGCTAGAGTGAACACACTATTTGATACAAGACTAGCTATTAAAGATACAGATAGCCTTTCTGAAGGTTCAAATAATCTTTATCATACAGATGCTAGAGTGAACGCACTATTTGATACAAGACTTGGTAATAAATCAACAACTGACGTATCTGAAGGTACAAACTTGTACTATACAGATGCAAGAGTTGATGCTTATATCAATGCAAGTATGGACAGTGATGATGTATCTGAAGGTTCAACTAATCTTTATTACACAGATGCACGTGTAAGTTCTTATCTAACAACTAACTCATACGCAACACAGGCTTACGTAACAGCGGCAGTTCAAGGTGTTGATAACTCAGACGAAATTACTGAGGGATCATCAAACTTGTTCTTCACTGATGAAAGAGCCCAAGATGCGGTAATGGCTAATGTTTCAGCAGGAACAGGTATTGGCATATCATATGATGATGCGGCAGGTACTTTAACTGTTACTAACACACAAACAGAAGTCAATGACTATGTAGATGGTGCTTCATTCTCAAGTGGTACACTAACTTTATCAGTTGGTACACAGTCAGATGTTACAGTATCACTAGATGGTCGTTATGTACAGTTAGGTAACACTTCTAAAAAACACACACATGCTTATGAGACAACTGCACAAGACGAAACAGATAACACTGGTTCATCGCACTCAATCACATGGGCAAATTTAACTTCTGGTAAAATTTCTTTAGGCTCAAACGCCGTAGATTTTGCATCAGAAATAAATGATTCACCATATGCTGTTGTTTATATCAACAGAATTATGGCGAGACCAAATGAAGTAACAATTACTTCAAGTGGACTAACTTTTGCCTCAGACGTTCTTGCAGAAGACGATGAAGTAGAAGTAGTTTACATGGACGAGCAATAAAACTTAACAACGTAGGGGAGTTTATCTCCCCTACAGTTCAATTATGAACATGAGGTCATCTAAAGACCTTTCGATTTAAGGAGACAATGATGGGAAGAAAATTTAGACACAACGGTTCCACGAATACAAAAATTCAACGTGGTAAGCGTTATAAGTATGACAGTACTGGTAACATTGCAGAGATTACAGGCACAGTCGATATGACCACTGATGATATTATCTTCACTGGTACAAAATCAAATTTAAGACGTATTTCAGACCTAGAACGTAACGTATCTATTCTTGCATCGCAAGATAAAGGTGATGGTGGTGCAACAATCGCCAAAACTATGAGTGGTAAAATCAAATTCAAAAATCAAATTGAAGTTGATGGAACTGCTAATTTAGACGGCGGCGCCGATGTTGCAGGTACACTAGATGTACAAGCAGGTCTAACTCTTGGTGCAACTGCACAAGAAGTTGTTCAAGACTTAATCGGTGGTATGGCTAACACAGGTCTATCATACGATGATGCGAACAATCAAATCAATGTTGATACGTCAACAATAGCGACAAAATCTTATGCAGACACGGCGGCAACAGATGCCGCGAATGCAGTAGTGAATGCGGCACCTGGTTCATTAGATACACTAAACGAACTAGCGGCGGCTCTTGGTGATGATGCGAACTTTAGCACAACAATCACTGACTCAATCGCAACAAAAGCCGCACACGCAAGAACTATTACTGCGGGTAACGGTCTTTCAGGCGGTGGTGACTTAAGTGCAGACAGAACAATCACAATGTCCGGTTCATATACTGGTAACTTTACAGTATCGGG